GGATGTCATCGGCGTATTCAATCACGACCGCAATCTTCTGCTCGGCCGCACCGGAAACGGCACGATGAAGCTCATGAAAGACCCTTACGGTCTTCGTTATGAGATCACGCCGAACGAAAACACCTCCATCGGCCGCGACGTGGTTCAGTGGGTGAAGGATCGGACAGTCGTCGGCTCAAGTTTTGCCTTCGCAATCCGCCGAGACGGCGGAGATTCGTGGTCTACAGACCCCCAGCGTGGCATTCGCAAGCGAGAAGTGAGAGCAATTGGGCTGCTTGAAGATGTGGGCCCCGTCGTTCGGCCTGCATACGACACTTCCAGCGTGGTCGTGAGCCGCCGAGCCATCGAAATGGCCCTCGGCGAGAGCCACCGGCCCATCCAGACGATGGCGAACGCGGCGAAGCGCGGGCTGAAGCTGGCCCAGAGGGCAGAAAACGTCGATTCTCGCCTGCTTTGCATCGCCGAGAGACTCGCGAACCGCGAAATCGTGTCTGTTGAGGAGGTTTCGTACCTTTCCAACGTCTACGAACGCTGTTTGGCGGCGAAAGTGACGGGATGGTCGGGCACGCCGGCCTGGATTGAGTGGCAACTGGCTGGCGGTGACGCTGGTCAGAAGTGGGTGGATCGGCGAGCTGCTTCCGCGCAGCCGGAAGCAGCCCCGTCGGTGGACTCTGCGGCCGAAATCCCCGTCGCCGACGCTCCCGCCGAGGAGCGAGCCGCCTCCGACGTGAATCTGACCCCCACCGCGGGCATGGCCGCCGCCGCGAAGCGTGGTCTGGCCCTGCATGAGGCTGGCCGATCGGGCGACGGGCTCAAGCCGGAGACGGTTGCCCGTGCCGGAAAGATCGCCGACCGCAACGAACTCACCCCCGAGCACGTTCGCGAGATGCGGGCGTGGTTCCGTCGCCACAAGGTCGATAAGCGGGCAGGCTGGTCGACGAAGGGTGCTGAGACCCCAGGTTACACCGCCTGGATGCTCTGGGGCGGAGACGCGGCGTGGCGGTGGTCTGAGGCCAAGGTCTCGCAGATGGAGCGAGCTGCCGGTCAACGCGCCATCGACGAAGACGCCGAGGGCATGGAAGAGGAATATCCTGGCACGCTCTCGCAGGCGAACCTTGATCTCGCCGAAGCTCAGGAAATGATCGCCTCCGACGAAGGCCAGTGGCCGCAGGAAGGTGCGGCTGGTGCCCACTACATGGGCGAGAGCCCGTTCTCTGGCCGCGGCATCATGTGCGCGAACTGCGTCTTCTTTGAAGGCGGCGGCGCATGCGAGATCGTGCAGGGCGACATCGACCCAAATGGTGTGTGCAAGTTCTGGATCATCCCCGAGGAACGTATGAGCGCAGAAGACAAGAAGCCGGAGCCTGCTCCGGTTGATGAGAAGTCGCCCGAGGACATGCGGGCAGCGAAGCAGGAAGAAGAGATTGCAGTGAAGCTCGCCAACTTGAAGGCGACAATTCTCCGCACTCAGTTGCACGGCATTTCCAAGGGTTGATAGTCTACATAGATACACATTGCTCCGCGACGGATGTCGTGGGGGGCAGTGCGAGCGTCTCGAGGATTCGAGAGCGCGGCGCGCTAGCGGGATCACCCGCCGGCCGCCGCACACCGCGATTGGCCGGCTCAAAACTAAGGAGCGGCAAATCATGGCCTCGAATCTCAAGCGTCTTCAGGAACGTGCAGCGGCAGTGGCCGCTCGGATGACCGAACTCGGCGGTATCGAGGATCGCTCGGCCGAACAGACCAAGGAACTCGTCTCGCTCGGCAATCAGGCCGACGACCTGAAGACCTCGCTTGACTTCGAGGAGCGGATCGCCGCCAAGGAAGCCGAGCTGCGTGCGGTGGTCGAGAAGGCCGCTCCCGCCCCGGCCCCAGTCGCCGAAGTGGCTGCCAAGGTTGAGGAGAAGAAGGTCGAGATTCGTTCGATCCAGCCTCACCACACGAGCCTGCGGGCGTTCAACGACGGCCCCGAGGCTGTCGAGAGTGCCTACCGCTGCGGCCGGTGGCTGCGGGCGGTGGTCTACAAGAACGCCGACGACATCCGGTGGTGCAAGGATCACGGCGTCGAGAGCCGTGCCCTTGGCGAGACGAACAACTCGGCCGGCGGTGCCCTGGTTCCCGAAGAGTTCGCTGCCCGCGTGATCCGGCTCGTCGAAAACTACGGCACCTTCGCGGCGAGCAACGTCGAGAAGGTCACGATGACCCGCGACACGATGGTGATTCCGAAGCGAATCACGGGCACCAGCGCATATTTTGTGGGGGAAGGGACGGCGGTGACGGAATCCGAGCCGACCTACGCGAACGTGCAGCTCATCGCGAAGAAGCTTGCCGTCGGCACCCGCATGAGTTCCGAAGTGGTCGAAGACGCCCTCGTGTCGATCGCTGATGCAGTGGCAACGGAATTCAGCACGTCGCTGGCTCTCAAGCAGGATTTGTGCGGCTGGCTCGGTGACGGCACCTCCAGCTACGGCGGAATCTACGGCGTTGTGCCGAAGATCAACGACGGCACGCACACCGCTGGCGTTCTGACCGCCAGCACGGGTGCGACGGGCTTCGAGAGCCTGACCGTGACCGACTTCATCAAGACCATCGGCAAGATGCCGCTCTACGCCCGCCAGGGTGCTGCGTGGTACATCTCGCCGGCTGGCTTCGCTGCCTCGATGGCTCGCCTCCGCTACGCTGCCGGCGGCAACACCGTCGAGCAGGTCGGTGGTGGCGTGACCGAGCAGTTCCTCGGGTATCCGGTGAACCTCGTCCACGTCATGGACGGCACGCTCGGTGCCGATGCGAGCAAGGTCAAGTGCATCTTCGCCAACCTCGGCCTGTCGAGCATCTACGCTCGTCGTCGGGACTTCTCGGTTCGACTCTACGATCAGGTGTACGCCACGACCGATCAGCTCCTGCTCCAGGGCACGATGCGGTTCGACGTGGTTCACCACTCGCTGGGCGACAACACGACCGCCGGCCCCGTGATTGCTCTCAAGACCGCGGCGTCGTGAGCCTAACAACCCTCTAGAAAAGGAACTACAGAACCATGATTCATTCGCAAATGGAAAAGGTTGTCGCCACCCTGCCGGCGACCGGCTCGAGCGCCGTGACCCTGACCGTCGACACGGTCGGCGTCGATTACGCCAGCTTCACGGTTCTTCGCGGCAGCAATGCCTCGACCGTGTTCGCCAGCGTGCTTAAGGTCGAAGAGTCCGACGACAACTCGACGTTCTCGAACGTCTCCGGCTTCGTCGGCGGCACCGACTTCACGATCCCCACCGTGTCCGACACGTCGGCCACCGTGGTCGTGAAGATGGACATCGCCACGCCCGCTCGCAAGCGTTACCTGAAGGTGACGGCGACTCCGGCCGTGTCGGTGCCCGTGGCGATCACTGGCCGGCTGTCCCGCCTCGAGAACGCTCCGTCGAACGCCTCCGAGGCTGGTGTCATCGGTTGGGTTAAGGGCTGATTCCCGAATTGCGGGACGGCCATGACGGCCGACAAAGGCGCATGGATGCGCGCCCGCTCCACACAAGGAGCGATCCATGCTTGTTAGAGTCGGAAACGTCGAAGCGGAAATGAAAGTCGCGGCGGTGATGAGCACCCCGCGACTTGGATTCACAGACAATTTCTTCTGTGTCTCGTCGGCCCTGGCCCCGCACGGCATCAGTCCCGTAAAGGTGACTGGTGCTTTCTGGGGCCAGTGTCTTCAGCGGGCGATGGAACAGGTCATCGACGACAACGATGTCATCCTGACCATCGACTACGACACGGTCTTCAGCTCGAAGACGGTCGAGGCGTTGCTGGCGTTGCTCCTGCACTCTGGATACGACGCCATCGCGCCGCTCCAGACCAAGCGGGAGGCCAATGCGGTGATGTTCGCCCTGGCCGGCAGCGAGGTTGACGAGAAGACGACTGTGGACGGCGACTTCTTTCAGAAGGTTGTCCAGCCGGTCGAGACGGCTCACTTCGGCCTGACATTCCTTCGCACGTCTGCCCTCAAGAAGATGAAGAAGCCGTGGTTCCTTGCCAGGGCTAACGTCGACGGCGAGTTCACTGGAGGCCACATCGACGAGGACATCGCGTTCTGGAAGAGCTGGGCAGCCTGTGGCAACAAGCTCGGGCTCGCCACGCACGTCAGCGTCGGGCACGCCGAGCTGATGGTCACATGGCCCTCGCGGACAGTCGAGGGCGGCAAGGTGCAGCAGCATACGACTGAGTATTGGAACAGCGGCCAGAAGGCACCGGAGAACGCCTGGGGGCACGTCAATTGAGAATTCGCGTACTCCAGAACTTCGACTGCTACGAGAAGGGGCAAGTCTTCGATGACTGGTCTTCTGGCATGTGCGACATCCTCATTCGTCGAGGGTTGATTGAGGAAGTGGAGACGGCAGAGGCGGTGCCGCAGGCGATTGAGCGTGCCGATATGAACGTGAAACACACACCGAAGAAGAGGCGATAATGGACACGATTATCTTCGGCACGCCGCAGAACCCGACTCCGACGATCACGCCGTATCGCAGTCTTCGGCGAGTTACTTCGCCGACCGTGGAGCCGATCAGTTTGCAGTTCGCCAAGCAGCACGCCCGCGTCGATACGGAAGCAGACGATCTCTACATTCAGTCGCTGATCGCGGTGGCGCGCCAGTACGTCGAGGACATCCTTGACATCACGATCTGCACCACGGTCTGGGAGGTCAAGTATGACCTGTTCCCGATCTGGGCGATCATCCTGCCGCGGCTGCCGATGCAGGACAAGGCGATCACGGTGACGTATCGGACGGGCGACGGCACCTATGGCACGATGGCGAGCGCCAACGGCGACTTCCAAGTGGAT